CTCAATCGCGCTACGCTCAACGCGGATGGCCTTGTAATACACCTGATAATCGAGACGCCCGCTCGCGTAGTTATAGCTGGAGCTATTCGCGGCCGCGACGTTATAGGGCATGTTTAGGCATCTAGCAATTTCGTTTAGCACCTCGCGCTTGAATTCGGCGTACGTAGTCGAGGGCTGCTTAGCCTCTAGTTGGCCAACTTTCCAGCCCGCGGGAAGCGTCAATAACGCGCGTTTTTCAATCTCGATCGGTTCGAACGGCTCGGCCTCTAACGCTTGTCCGTCCGGCGGCACGTCCGTGTACAGGACGCCCGCGAAATCTGCCGCAGTTTCCGCCGCCGCGAGCACAGCTAATGTGTACCGCCGCAGTTGGGCGAATAACGGAAGTGCTGGGGTTATGTCGGGTATGCCGCGACGTTGCCCAGCTCGCATCGCTGTAAAGTAATGAATCACTAACTCCGCCGGGACGGTATCGTATTCGTCGGGCGCAAACCAATTGTCGCCGGGATGATACCGCAGGACATGATACTCTTTTGGGTTCCCAAACTTGTCGAACACAATGCCATCATCATAGTTCGCGCCGACTAAAGACGACCAGGCCAGGGATATTGGCGTGGAAACTTGGTCTGCCTCAATTAGCTTTACGCCGAGCTTGACGGGATGTTCGAGCGTTGGGTTGTCGAAAATTATAGCAAACGCTTCGCCATCTCGGATTTTCGATATGAGGAACGTCCTCAACAACTCGCCCAGGCCTATAGTGCGCGCCCATTTACGAAATTCAGCCTCAAGGAATTCATTCAGCTCCTCATCAGGCGTAAGCACCTGCAGCCGCGGCCCCGTGCCGATAACATCGTTAGCCAGCGTAGACACAATACCCCACGCGTAGCTATTATTCGCAACTTCGTACCGCGCGCGATCGCGCAGGGTTTTTCGCACTGCTGGACTATTTGCCGCCGCGGGCGACATGCTGTCCGCTCGCGACCAGTGGCGGCGGTTGTCGTGCGTCAACGACGCGGCGTCATATCCAAACTCGCGCGCGTACCGCAAGACGGGCCGCGGGATACGAATCCCACGCCGCGCCACATTGAGCAACCTACGTAGCAAGGATGTAATCGCCTTGATCATTCGTCCGCCGCAGGGGGTACTAATTTCTGGATAATCCAGAACCGCTTCTTTTTAGCCGCTTGCTTAGCGGCTAAGTATTTATCCAGCTCAATCAAGTCCTTCAACGAGCGCTGGCGCACTCGGCCAGCCTCGGTCTGGATTTCTTCGGGTTTGAGTGCAGCTTGCTGGATGGCCTCTTCTAACGACATGGAGAGCGCTCCGCTGTCTGGTCTATTAGTAACTACGTGGCTACTTCTAACTAAGTCAACAGTTCTCGGAAGATATTGCTATATATAGCAATCTTCTAACACTTACGCGTCGTCTTGACGCGTTCTATAGTCATATACGTCATCGGACACTTCTTCGGCCGTGATCAACAGCCAGCCACAACGCTGGCAGACCTTACGCCTCCGAATAACACCACGCCGCAGTGGTTCGGTATGCGTGGTTTTGAAGGAGCGATTGCCGCACCTAGGACAGATTAGACCTTTGTCGCGGCGCTTGTTGCTACCTGGCACGCTGTAACCTCCTCATACGTTGCAGCTCAGCAAAACTTACCTTGACGCGCTCTTGTTTAGAACGCGACTGGCTACGCATACCAGGTAGCTCACAACCTTCCAACGACGCTGCCACGGTCGCACCCACAAGGCAGTCCCAGTAGTGGTTGTCGCGGCGCGGTGGACGCATCTTCCATTCGTCTACGACGCGTTCTCCCGACTCGACACGGACAGGATACTCGGCCGTCACGTGGTCAGCAAACAACCGATGCCGACGCGGTTCCTTGCCATAGAGCGACAGGCAGCCCGCCTCGCCGAATCCGGTACGCAGCCGAGCTGCCGTAAACGACTTCCAGAAGTTTGTGTCATACACCAAGTAGCGTACCGGCCTTGCGCCACTCGCACTACTCAGACGCCAGTGCAAACCGACAGTCGTGCCAGGTGCCTGTTTGGTCGAATTGAGTGGCCTCGATGATGCGCCGACAAAACGGCCCATGGCTGGAGTGAGCACTGCAGCATGGTTCGACAATCGGCAGAACTCGAAGACCAAATCCGTTACAGCGCCCCACGCAGCATCGATCAGGCAGCGCTTTATACGTACCAGCGTACCATCTTGGCGCTTGTAGTCTCGGCCACAAATTTGGTCCACGAGCGCTTCCAGACCGGCGTAAATGGCACCTTCTAGACTGTCTTTGCTGGTGACCTTCTGCAACGTCTTCCGAATTCTCGCAACCGTGAAGTATTGTTGTGGCTGTTCTGGATAGGTACCGTAATCAACGACGTAACCGGTGAAGTCCTTGTGCCACGCCACCACTACGTAAAAAAGAATATTGGCCTGCACGTCTATGTAGGCTGTCAACAGCTCGGCCGTCGTCGGCACAACGTAACGCAGCAACTTGTTGATCTTGTTCATCACGTCCTGAGCTGTCAGAACGTCTTGGTTCTGTGCGCTCTCGTCTAACGGTTCATTCTGATACTCACTGAAGAACGCTAGTTCGTCTAAGAACCTAAGATTCATTGCATGCTGAACAGCACTAATCTCGTCAGGATTGAACCGTTCTGGCCATGCCACCACAGCGCCATGGTCCATCTCCTCTCGGTGCTGCCGGTAAAATTCCGTGGCCTCCTCGCCATGTCGTCCGTTACGGAAGGACTCTGCTCGCAACTCCGCGTATTTGTGCCACAAGTCCATGCGATCTGGAAACTGGTACACCAACTTCAACCGCTCACCTTGCCATTCAGGATGTTTGTCTTGGTCAAGGATTCTGTCGGCCAGGTCTCCTTTTGCAATGACCGTGCATGGCATAATACCGGAGATTTTCTGTCCTGGACCAGCTAAGTTGAGTATAGCACCACACAACACACGCTCGCGTGCATCACACTGAGACGGAGACCGTGCCGACTCGTCTGTTTGCGGGTCGTCCACGATGACTAGGTTCGGCCGTACCGATGTGCCGTCAGGACGTCGGAACGTCATGCCTCGGATACGACCGGTAATGCCAGCCACGCGTATGATGCCGCCGCTGGCCAACGACAGTCCGTTCGGACGGACAAACTCTTTATACTGCTCGTCATTTTGCCACTCGCTGACACGTACGGTCGGCAGCACTATGTAGCGTGAAGTCCACCGAATATGCGTGCGCTCACCGTTCCACAGCTGGCCAGCGCATCGGTTGGATATGCCTTCCAATGCCCGGATGGCATGCGTAACTTCAGGATAGTCCTCATGCAGCAAGTCGTTAGTCTCCAACTCAATTTTGATGGCATCCAACATCATCTCCGCATGGCCTTCGTCAGAACCTATTAGACACACGAACTCACGGTGTCCGTTCAGCAGCGCCCAAATACAAGCGCATTCACACAACGTTGTCTTGCCACTGCCGCGTGGCATAGCCACAGCAAATAGACCACCACGTAGCACAGCTGACTCGATCTTGGCTATAACCTTCCGGTGGTCGTCCGAGAATGGCAGAGTGAACTGCAGTGGAAAATATGCCTTGCAGAAGAACTCAAAGTCCTTGGCAGCGCGCTTCCGGCGCTCAACGTCGGCTACGCACAAAGGAACGGCTACGTCGCGTCCCGCTAACGACGCTTGCCGCCTTCTCTGTGCCGCTTCAGCCTTGATCTTTTCGTACCGACCACGCCGCCGAGCCATACCAAATCCAACTTTTACTTGCAACGTATTCTAGAGTAACAAAATCTGCAACGTCAACTACTTAGAACGACGCCGACGCAGCCTACGTATCATGCGCTTTACCTCTCGTAGCAGCTCTGGACTAACAGCTAGGAAGTCTAACGTTCGGCCGTTCTGTGATGCAACAGCGATAGCGTGCAGCTCACCATTCCACAAAATACCAATCGTGTCTGGATCGTCGTGGTCTAAAAATGCTGGCCACGTGTCGTTGCGTTCCATGACCAACAACCTCCAATACCGCGTGGCACACGCTCGGCCACGAACGTGAACGAAGCGCCTGAGTGTCCACTCCATCGCCAGCTTCCTTGCTAGCTGCGCTCCTGATTCTTCCAGTTCCAGACTTGCACACGGGCTTTGTCAATAGCCACGTGCGCAGTGTGCAATAGACCACGCGCGGACTTATTATCTTGACTCACGCACAGCGTCATGGCTTGCCTCAATGCATCCAAGCTATCGATCAGCAACTCGAATTCACCGAGCGCGTTACGTTGGGCCGGCTCGGCCTCGGCCAACCGTGAACACGCGAACCACACGCGGCTACAAAGTTCGAGAAACTTTATTGCCATCCCAAATTCATAATGGTGGTTGTAGTTTTGCATGGTGGCCTCCGTGTTATTCTTGAGTGCATAGAGCGGCAGTAGTCTCATTCCTCGTATAATTGCAAGACTTCCACGACGTAATCTAACGCGCTTTCAACCATACGATGCGCAAGGCCAACTTCGTCAATGCCGGCCGAATCTATTTTTGATGCCGCTGACAGCGCCTCCTCTAGGTGTACCAGTGCCTTGCGTAGCTCGACGTGTGCCGAGTCAAGGCATTCAAAAATTTTCCTGATGGTACGCTGGTAATCTCGGTCTTCAGCCATGTTTGTCCTCCTTACCGCAAAGTACTCTTATTTCGATGCAAGTTTCGTCCGTTTCGTTCAGGTGAGCACAAGCGCGCCGGATCGTCTCGTGCAGCGCTTTTCTATCCTTGCGCACAGCTCTCCTAATTGACTCGGCCAGTTTGCCGAGATACGTGCTAAGGTACTCGCAATACGTAACCAGCAGCGGTGAACAAGTGCTGATGGACGCAGATGGATTAGCACGGCACCGTTGGTGTATTCGATCCGTAAGGTCTCGTAACGTCGCGCATGCCTGCAACAGGTAACCGACCAGGTCTTCTTCCAGCTTTTTGTTCATGACTCTGTCTCTCCTTTGTAGCCAGATATGTCGAGCGACAATCTGAGCAGCGCCTCGACATTTTCTCGTGTCAGCAGTGACTTGGCTGAGACCCCCATGGTGCGCAGAAGTAGGACCTGCCACAGCGGCGTCTCATAATAGTGCCACTGACCGAATGGCACCAGTGCCATCCGAATACGCTCCGCCGACACCTCGATGACCGCGTTGACGTATCCGAGTTGACGCGCGATCTCCTGCGCCCAATTGGCTAAAGGATTCGTAACCCAACCGTGCGCGTTACCAACTAACTCATCTTCCTTTTTGCTAGCTAACCACGACCGGAAGTTATCCAGCGTTAGCCTCTCGTAAATTTTGTCACAGTCTTGCTGTAGCGTTACCGCGTCCATGTTGGTTCTCCTGTTTGCTCACCACGCAGCTGTCTTCGTAGATCATCGTGCCAGCCTTACTCACGACGCGGTGGAGGTATAGCGTCGTCGAGTTGCTGATCGTCTTAGCCAGACCGTTACGGCCACAGCGCGGACAGCACTGCACAAATCCTGTTGCTGGCATGTCCGTGTAGTCGTGCAGTTGGCCGAGCTGCGCGGCCCGTATGGCTGTCAACGGACGTATCAGCACGCTGGCACTTTTGATGTGTATAAACCTATTCGTGCGCACGTTCAGACCTAGCCAGCCGCGGCGCTCTTTACGCACGAGTTTTACTGCCGTGAGTTGGCCGCGATGACGTGCTAAGTACGTTGTGCCGACACGGACTTCATCTCCTTGCATAGCATCTCCTTTAGAATGGAGACGGCCCGCGTGGCCATACAGACCAACGCGGGCCGCGGGAGGGCAGACGATTTCAAAGACAAAGGAGGGCCTCAGCGCGCGAGTTGCAACACTCCTTGCTGCCTCGGCAACCAGTATCCTTTCGGTGCACCGCGTCCGTGCGTAGGTTGATACATCCTTACTGGCCCGCACGCCTCAGCCCTCCCGCTATTGCCGTTCCAGTCTTACTGCATGTCACCTTTGTCTAATCCGAGCTCTGCAACCACTTTGTCTAGGATGTGTAGCGCTTCCTCGGCAGCAATGCGCCTGTTTAGCTGCCTAGCAGTTTCTATCTCTTTGGCAATAAACCTCTCATGCCAAGGTAAACCAACCATATCAACCAGGTGTGAGTAGAAGTGAACACTTCCGTCTTGATTAACCCTTATACGGTAGCACCTTGCATCCGTAGACTCATGCTCCCAAATAAGGTCGCGTATTATCCACCTGGCCAGTGCGCATTCATCGGGACTGTCTAAACAGCTAGCAAATGGGTCGTGGTCCTTCCCACGTTCTTCTAACCACTTTTTGAATCGCCGCCAGTCCTTGTAGGCCTGATGGCAAGACCACATCCATTTCATCTCATTTTTCTTAATGCCAAGTTCGTCGAGTGCTTCGTCCAAGATAATTACACACTCTGCGCATGTCAGCGTAACCTCTTTCTCGCAGTGCTCATGATACTTTTTGCTGAATGCCTTATGCCACTCAGAAGCCGGTACCTGTTCGTGCTGGATTATCCGCGTTGTGCCGCGTATCAACACATTACCTTCTTTGTCCGCGTGAGGATAGAGACGATTCAATGTGTGATAATCAAGGACGCTCAGTAGGTCACATCTAACCCACTGAGCCAGTGCGCAGCCGTCCTCACTGCCATCCATGTACCAGTATTCTTCGCTGAGACGGCATTGTTCTTGTAGCCACCGACGGAACCGACGCCAGTCCCCGTAGTGCCTACGCACTAATTCGTACGCGTCCATGTTCATTCTCCTTCTTGTTATGCAGCGATTCCATCGCAGTCTTGGCTGTTGCCACCACGTCAGACAACCCAGCAGCTTCCAGCTGCCGTCGGTACCTGTTGCACAGCACAGCAGCCAGACCAGCCTGGCCGTCCGTCCAGCTGCTTGCCTGCATCGACGCCAGAACTTTTCCGACCAGCGTATCCACTTTGTTGAATCCAACGTCGTCTCTTGCCACGGCGCCATCGCACATACCAGCCAGCAGGCGCAGGCCTGCGCGCAGCTGCTCACGTTGCTGGATGTCCAGGTGTTTGCCAATTGCCTGTAATTGACTAGGCTGACGAGGCTGTTCCTTCTCGGCCTCAACGCTCTCGTGAGTCATGCCGACCGGCAAAACTGGCTCGGCTAACAGCCGTGCCTTCTCCACGTCCAGCGCCTCATCTGCCACACGTTGCTTCTCGACCAACACCTTGGCCATGCGAGCGTCCAACGAACCGTCAACCACCAAATGCTGCACAAAGACGGTGTCCTTTTGTCCGATCCGGTGCAACCTGTCTTCGGCCTGCGTAATGTTGCCGGGCACCCAGTCCAACTCGGCAAACACCACGTGGCTGGCTGCTGTCAAAGTTACGCCGACGCCGCTCGCTGTGATCGAACCGACGTAGACTCGGCACGTCGGGTCGGTTTGGAACTTCTGAATGCGCTCCTGACGTTGCTCAGCAGGCACACGGCCGTCCACCACGACACAGCCAAATTCGGCTAACGCTTCCGCAATCTTGTCAATCACGTCGTGATGGTGCGCGAACACAACGACTTTGTGCTGCTCGGCTATGTCTTTGACGTGTTCCACCACGTCGTCAACTTTCGCCAATGCCAATTTGTGCCGCGCGCGTGCTATCTCCTCAAACGCGTGCCGGGCTGCATCGCGTAGCGCCGCCACAGCCTCTTCGTACGCCTCCTCGCTCTCGGCGCGTGCCAATTCCACACGCGCTTGATACTCGGCCAAGGTGTCCTCATAGTCCTGCCATGCTGAGACCTCTTCTTCTAACTCGTCGTCATAATCTTCTGCCGACAATACTACAACCTGCCGAACCTTCGGAGGCAATTCAGTTAGTACGTCCTGCTTCTTACGCCGGATCATGACCGTCGAGCGCAACTTCTCCTGCAGCTCGTCAAGGTTCGCCGCGCCGTCAACGACCCAGCCCCATTTGGATTGGTACGCGTCGCAGTACCTCTTTGCAAAGTACAACCATTTGTCGGCCAGCTGGTGCCGAAGAACGCGTAGTGGATGGAACAGCTCGATCGGCCGGTTCGGTATCGGCGTGCCGGTCAGCAACCAGACACGCCTGGCCTTCTTGCTGATCTCCTCGACGCGTTTACTGCGCTGCGCCTTCGGATTTTTGATGTAATGACTCTCATCAACCACGAGACAGTCCAGCTCGGTCTCAACGTTGATCTTGTTCAGCTTCTCGTAATTGATGATGTAGAATCCCTCGCGCTGCAGGAAGTCAGTATCTCCGTTACGGCCGTTCGTGTACACGTGCGGCTGTAACTCCGTCAGCCATTTACGCGCCTCGGACAGCCAGTTCAGAACTAACGTTTTCGGACAGACGACCAGCACCTTTTTCAGGTGCAGCGTGTTCACAGCAGCTAACACCTGAATCGTTTTGCCGAGACCCATCTCGTCACCGAGAAGTGCTCGCTCGTGGCTCAACAGCCACGCAACGCCAGCACGCTGGTAAGGACGTAGCTCTAAACCAGCCGGCACGACCACTTCCACATCAGCATCGGCAGCTCGCGACGCCTCCAGGTTCTTCTTGTGTTGCTCGCGTAGCTGCAGTAGCCGGTCGCGCATTGCGCCGCTAGCATATTCAGCTAGCGCCGCCGCCTTGCTCGCGTCGTTCGTCCACCAGCAGTAACGGTCCGGGTCCCAGCGCCAACCGGCGCGTTTTGGTATCTCGCGCTCGGAGTACTGAGTTTTTGCGTACCACACGGTCCTGTCGTTCAGCTTGCCTTCGTAGATTTGCATCGTTCTGCCCTCCTCCTGTTGTGTGGTTTAGCACCCGCAATAGAATCCAGTCGGCCCGTCCCAAGACGCATTACCCGCCCTTACCATCCGCCGCGCCTGCTCGTACGTGAAGCGACGTCCACATTCCCAGCAAGTGACAACATTGTTATCGGCCTCACTGTCGCTCTGGTCCTTGGGAGCAAGAGCACGCTTCACGGCTTCAACAACCTCGTTCGTAATGTCCTGGCCTTCAACACGGTCGCTCCATTTCTCCCACGCCGACGCCAACTCGCCCAGATAGTAATACAACAAATCTCCTGCCCGAAATGAATTGTACTCGCCTTCGGCGCTCGGCACGGAGCGCGCATAATCACAACCAACATTGACAGTTGTTATCTTAATCTTGCCATTGAGTAAATCGGTCAGGAAGCTCTCGTAAATCGACTTCAGCGCCGAATAGATCGCGCCCTTCTCTTCGTCCGACAAACCAAATAAAACGTCCTTGCCCTTCTTTACCGCGATACCATGTTGTTTCATGAACGCTACCAGCCTATCATAATCTTTACTGTACACGCTAACCTCAAGACCGTTCAAGATGGGATGGTTAGGCCGCTTGTTCGACCACGCTAGCCTAGCCTCGAATTTGCCGAACCCCTCCAACTCGCATCTGGCCCACTCGAACGGAGGTTCCACCTGCACCACTAACTTTGCGTTTCCAAGATTCTTTAGCGCCTTCTCAATCCTCACCATAGCCATCGTTCTGCCCTCCGATTCTTTAACAATTGCCGCCGGCACTGCGTCGAGTAGGACCGTCCTACTCGTACCCAGCCGCGTGCCAACGTCAATTGTCAATTCTCTAATTCTGTACACATTCTACAACACAGTAACCGTTTGTCAAGTCCTGCTGCATAAATTTTGCTAATACTTTGACGGTCTTGACGGCCGTCTGCCGTCCACGTACATTTAGTGCAACACGCCACGAAGCGCTACTACATCTAGTAGCGCGGCACAACCACGGAGGACTAACACATGCCACGCAAGAAGGATTCAACACTGGTTACCGAACGGCAGTTGCAAGTGTTGCATTTTGTCGAGCAGTACATACGCCAGCACGGCTGCTCTCCATCGCTACGCGAGATTGCCGACGCGCTCGGCATCACGCCGGGTGCTGTACTCGACCATGTCCGAAGGCTGGTCAAGAAGAATCTGCTCAGACACCAGCCGAAACGAATGCGGACAATTGCGCTCGTAAAAGGTAGGCGGCGCTAGCCGAGGAGGCGCCACATGCCAGACGAAGTAGTCACCACCGTAGCCATCGCGGACATTGTCCCGTGCCACCACAAAAAGAACCTGGGAGACATCTCTGAACTGGTGGAGAGTATCAGGCAGCATGGCCTGCAGGAGCCAATCGTCATCACGCCAACGTACCGCGTGGTGGACGGTATGAAGCGCCTGGAGGCATGCAAACAACTCGGATGGACGACTATTCCAGCGAGAATTGTTTCTGAGCGGCAGCTACGCTCCGAATTGCAGGCCATTACACGCAGGCTCAGACGAGCTGCGTGGAAACGAGACCTGACCGTCTTGGAGAAGGCAGAATTGATGGTACGGTCCAAACAAATTTACGAGGCGCTTTGTCTGGAATCTAAGATCGACTGCCGTAACACTGCCGCAGTCCTGCGGCGCTTGGAAAGGAGGCTGCTACAGTGAGTAAAGACAAGGTCGTCACCATAGCCATCAAAGACATCCGCGTCGGACAACGCAAACGCAAGGCTGAGGACGTGTCCGACCTCATCGAAAGTATCAGCCAACTCGGCCTGCTCCAGCCGATCGTCGTAACAGCCGACAACCGACTCGTGGCCGGGTTCCGACGGCTCCAGGCGTGCAAACAACTCGGTTGGACAACCATTCCAGCCAAGGTCGTCCAGCTCGACGAATTGAAAACCGAACTGGCCGAAATTGACGAAAACCTGGTGCGACAGGAGTTGACCATCCAGGAAAAGGCGCTCCACGTCAAACGCCGTAAGGAAATTTATGAGGCGCTGTATCCGAATGCAAAACCAGAAATCCAACGGCTGCGCGGACTCAAGCCGTTTGCCTCCAGTGAGGAACCAGGTTCCTCACTGGAGAAGGTACCGACGTTTACAAAAGACATGGCAGCCAAAACCGGAATTACTGAACGTTGGGCGCGGCAACTCGTCCAGATCGGCACCAAAATTCCTGAAGACGTGCACGAGTTGATCCGCGGCACGCCTGTCGCCGATAATAAACGCGAGTTGCTCGAGTTGGCTCGCAAACCTGAAGAGGAACAACGGAAGATTGCTCAAAAGCTTGCTGTCGGGGAGGCCAAGAGCGTCTCGCATGCCCAATTACTCGTCAAAAGAGAGGAGGCTTCTGCTAAACAGGACCGTTCACCAGTGAATGGTCAGCGACGCCCAGCGATTGCGTTGTATGAAGGTCGCATGGAAGAATTGGTACCAAAACTCGGCCAATTCGACCTGGTCATTGCTGACCCACCTTATAATGTTGGCCGGTGCGATTGGGATGACATTGGAAATCGTGAGTCCTACCTACAAAAGTGCCGCGAATGGTTGATGGTATTACAAGCGGCTCTCCAACCGCGCTATCACTTATTTTGGTTCTGTTCTCCACGATATCTTGCGGACATCGAGATGATTATGCGCGAGTTACGCTTGCCGATAAAAAGTAGAATAGTTTGGCACCGGCGCAATATGTCTATGGGAAGCCACGCTAAAGAACGATTTATAGACAGTTGGGAGGCGATACTCCACTGCGGAAACAAGGAACTTAACTGGCCAGAGGTCTGGGATGAATCGCGTTTCGACGTACAGACATTTGCTGCGCCGCAATCCAATTATGCCGATCAGAAGCTCCATCCCACCCAAAAACCATTGGCACTAATCCGATGGCTTGTCAATTATGGTTCGTTTCCCGGAGAGCGTGTTCTCGATCCGTTTGCTGGTAGTGGAACCACTGGCGAAGCGTGCCTGGGCACTCGGGAGTGTGTGCTTATCGAGATGGAACCTGATTATGCCAGAGTTATTCGCTCAAGATTGCAGCTTTGACGCGGACTGGCGCCGTCAGCAAGAGATTAGAATGCGCCCATACGCTGATATAATTTACCAAAGTGTATGGGGAAATAATATTGTTATTCAGCGTTGCGATGGAGATAGTAGTGACACTGCTATTCTTGATCGCTGTTTAGGAATTGATGTCCAAATACGATTCCCTTGTGGAATGGTCTTATTAGGCCAAGAGAAATTCTTGAGTAACCGATATCGTCATTGGTCATCTGTGACTGTTGAGTATGAACAGAATCAATGGACACACGAGCCAGGTAACTGGTATAAATTGGCCTGCCAGTTCTACATGGTTGTTTATATCAATGACTTGGAAAATGGATTCGATCCGTGGATTATCTTAGATTGGACTAAGGTCGTCATTGAAACGCATGTTGGTAGAATTGGTTGGCACCTCAAATACAATAATCATGATGGCGCAAGGGCGTCATTCCGTTATGCTCATTTTAGCGCCTTCCCACCATCGTGTGTAATAGCAAAAGGCCCATAGTACTTGTTATTGCCTGGGGTTATCATTTGACGCTGTTGCGCATACAATAACCACGAGGCGAACGCTCCCGACCTGAGTGTCGGCAGGTGTGCCGAGCACGCTAGGTGGACGTGCCTCGGCCGCCTGCCGACATGGATTTTTACGTTAGGCCGTGTTGGCACGAACCAAACCTTCCATGCACGCCTCAAAAAAACTGGGCAGGCATTGCTGCCTGCCCGTCACACCACGCCGCCTCCCCAGCTCGCTTAGCGCACCGAGTCCCCGGCCGCTTTAGCTCACCGAGGAGGCATCACACCGATAGCCACGTGCCCAGCATGCCTGCTGGACACGCGGAGGAAGGGAGTAGCACCCAGCCCAACGCCCAGGCTACAGGAGGAGGTGAAGTTGAGCCGAGCCGATGGTAGTTTAGCCAGCAAACGACGTGCCGTCAAGGCCTGGCCAGCCTGGGTAATTCGGCAAAGTGCCGAATGAGGCTCGCCGCAGCATGGGCAGCCTGGTTTATTGCATTGCAACCCCTGCCGTAGCACCCTATTCACGCTCATGTCGCCCACATTCGTCATCAGGCTCGTGTGTATCAGCATGAAGCTCAAGATAGCCAATTGACACGTCATCGCATGATTGGTCTATGTCTTCGTCGTCCCAATCCATGTCGGGTAGCTGTTGGACGAATTTATCAAATGTCTCGCGGGTCCAGTTTTTCATAACCTCGCCCACACAAGACAAGCGGCCTCGCTGGTGTTGCACAAGCCAATTCAGTAGGTGCTCAATTAGTTCACCTGTCCACACTATGTAGTGCAGCTTATCCAGCAATTCAGTCTTTTGTTCCCTGTGTTCGGATTCTATATACGCAATTATGTCTTCTTCGCAGGCGTACCATCCCCGGTTAAATAGTTCTTGCAACAACGGTACGGTGCCGTGAACACAGTAGTCTTCAATCGCTTGGTTTATGTACTCATCAGGAAACCCCATCCTTTTGGCCATGGCGCTCCATAGCGCGTGCCAGTCCTCATTGCAAAGTGGAACCTGGAACATAGTGAGTCTCCGCGCCGGTTTTGGTGGTAGGCAAAAGTTTCTTGGTAATTATATTTGCTAAAACTGCGCCTCGACTACGGTGGATTCTGGAGATTCCAGAATCGAGGCCAGGACCGCAGTTGTTGCCAACACTGTACGAATCAAATCTACATGGCTTGTTGTATGTATTCGTATTGTTTTCTGCCGCAATCGAGTAATGCGGCCCAAAGTTGCTGCCAATGTTCGTCAGCTTGTTTTGTCGCCAATACCCCAACCTCAACGGCAAAGGCCAAAAAATACTTGAGCGCTAGGCCCAAGTCCGCTACGATCCACGGCGTGCGAGTATGTGTCTGCTGGCCCAAAGCGCGCTCTGCCTCACTGAAAAGGCTGGACACATCGTTGTCCTGTCTCCAAAATCTCCATGGCGCAAAATTGTTGTCTTCGCCGCTCAAAGTGGCATCGTATCGCTTTGCCAGCCATTGTACATACGCGGATAGCGCTTTGGCCAAAACAACACGCCTCACGGTCCTTCTTTCTAACATGGTAACACGTGACCCAGCTTCCTCTGCTAGTTCGATTGTGAATAACCTGGCACGCGTGCTAGCCCTGCCAATAGGGCCTTCAGCAATTGCAAGTACCAATGGGCGCAGTGGCGCTAAACCACAACCGCGGTGTGCGTCCGTCTGAAGTTTGTTGTCAAATCCATTTGAAAAGGGGCCGCCGCATCTCATGTCTCCTACATATGGCCAGTTGGCCATCTGCCGCATAAAACTGCAGGCTTTTCCCACTGCATAACGTTCTTTTGGACATCTGGATGCACATGACAACCAATTGTCAATAAACAGGAGTACGCCCCTGGCAGCCGATGCTGTTGCTCGGATATCGTTGATGTGGGCACGCCAATTCACAGGAGCATAGCTAAACACCCCAAAATGATTGAGCGCTAGCATTGCAAGTCTCTTGAGGCTGTTAGCTCTCGCGCCCACAAGAAGTAGGCAGTATCCTTCGCCCTTATACATGAGCGGCGCACGATATATCCCGGCCAGTATCGGTGCGGTAACGGCTAGCGGCGCAACGTCCAGTAGGCTCAGGCTGTCGCTCACCGCGTCCACCAGCTCTTGGCCAGTCGGCGGCTCTGGCAAGTTGTATTGCGCCAGGCCAGCCGGTAGCGATACCTGGACATTGGTTACCAAGCCGTCCGCTCCAACGCCGCCGCTCGCGGTTAGGTAGAGCCACTTGTCGCCAATTTTGCGCCAGCCGGTATGGGTAAAGACGGTTAGCTGTTCGGCAGTCATGGTGTAGTCACCTCTTAGACCGGATGGTATTATCCGGCGACGCCATCGCTAGAGCGTCCAAGAGGATCGCTTTCTCATTCATCCCCCTTTCCGCAGCTATAGACCAATGTATAGCATCAAGCAGTTTATAGTAGTAGCAATCAAGTTCGCCAGTAAGTCGCACCTCGAAACGTTTCCACTCGCGAAACGCAGCAGAAACGCGGTCTGCAATAGCGCCAACAAGTCTTGATCGCAATTTATCAAACCGCACAGCTAAATCTTGCTCGCATATCATACATCTGATCCCCTTCAGCACAATCCTAAAACTATACTTGGATATGCTAGCATATAAGTTGGCAACATTGTAGCTCGGCGCGCTTATTATGATTGGTCTAGTCTCGAAGAAACTATCATACGTACGCCCAACGCGATACTCTAGCACGTATGGTTCGAGTAAACTCGACAACAAGTCCGCCTGGTGAGGAGATAAATATCGCACACTATCGAACACAAGCACAGCATTTGCGCGTGCACATGCTACGCATTCTCTTCTTGTTCGTGGGAGCCGTTGCACCAACGCAGTACTAGGATCAAGCAATTGACGCAATAGTATGGATAGAGTTGTCTTATCAGGCGTAGGAGGCCCCAATAAAACCAACGCTGGTATTCTCAGTGGCCAATCACGTTTTTGCGGCAAAAAAGGACAGGTAATAGCAGCTGAAATTATAGCCCATTGGTTGTCGTCCGTAATATTCAACATCGCTCTCAATTCGTCCAATGTCCCGCCACGTTCGGGGTCGGGCAAAGCCGCTGTATTCTGGGTTCTCCGAAAACGGATCGGCGTGTCGGTATGCGGCACAACGGTCCAGCCGTCTGCCGTTATGCGAATGCAACGCCATTGTGGGTCTCCCAAGTCCCAGTAAATGGCACCTTCCCAATAGCCAAACCGGAGAAACACAGGGATTTTATTGTCATCGTCAGCTAAAGCTTCGAGGTTTGACATCGCATTCCTGAGTGCGTACTTTGGTAGCGCCGCGCCGTATGTATCGCAATAGCGACCTTGTAACCAATCCGCGAAAAGACGGGAGTTTATGGCATAGAACTCCGTGCAGTCTGCAGCGCGCACCTGAGCGTAGGCTTCACCTGCGAAACGGTCTGTGAAGAGTGTGCATTCCTGTAAAGCTAGGTTGATAGCGCGCGTAATGTGGTCAATTGGCATTGCGGTCTCCTTGCCTCTAATGGTGTATGCTGTTTGGTTCTAGTTCCCGACGGAACCACAGTAAGTTCGGATCCGGGTCGGCAAGCGGCCCCAGCTCGGCCAAGGCCACGTCGCGGCTCACCTCGACGAAACCAAACGCGTACATCCACGCGCAAATAATGTGCTTGACCATGCTCGCGACCAGCTTGTCATTGCGGTCGGCGTCAGCGAGCAGGCCGTGGTCAATGCACCAGTCGAACGCTTCGACATGGTTGATTGCCACAAACTCCTGGTCACCGTCGAGTGCGTGGACACGGTCACGTAACACGCGACGAATAGCAAAAGACACAGCCTTGTAGTCAGGTTCTCGCTGTTCCATGCCTTGTTCTCCTGTTAGGCTAGCCTAACCTGTCAGTTAGCGCAAACAAACTCAGCCGCCCGGGCCGGCGGTTCCCCAGGGGAGCGGCCGCCGGGCCGACGCCAGGAAGTACCTTTTAGCTTGCTCCAATGCAATCGCGGGCGCGACCAGTGACGGGTGGCTGCCTTATTGTGGAGCATGTGAGTACAACACCTATTACACATTGAGGAGTAGAATAGTCTTTATATCTGCTATTCACTTGGCTCGACGGGGCAGGGCAGCGTATCGCCGTTGTGGGGCTGCTCGTCTTGGGGTTCTGCGTCCATAGTGGCGTCCGCTTGTTTCTCGCGGATTCTTTTGAGTAGGCACGCGAGAAGAATGGAGCCTTGGACGTCATCGATCTCTTCGTCCAAGATCATCTTGTGCACGTATGTTGCAGCCTCAGCGTAGTCAAGAATGTCGGGTGTTATAGCAACAGAACATGGCTCAGGTAGGCCAGTACCGTACACTTCAACGAACATATTCTGGCCGTCATCGTCAGCATAGAAACGTATCCCCCATTGGTCCAGCGGGTTGGCCCTAGCGCGGCGCATCAGGGTTTCCTTTACTTCCCACGCGGCTTGCTGTATGGCCGCCGTCCAGGCTGGGCCGTCCGACGCTTGCCGGCGACCTTTGCCGAGCTGTGTGAACGCCTTGTGACGCGATGTCCCAGCGCCGGGGTTAGTGTAGCCTCCCCCGTAGAGGCCGTGGGCTTCAGCGTCCAACAGCACGTAGGTTGCCAGAAGTCGCCTCTCGCCGTCGAGAGGGTCGTTAGGGTTGTACGGAATTCGCTCATTGACGTAGTAAAAAGCCGTGTTCCGGGCTTCAAGGGTGCGCTCCCGGTGCCGCAGTGGCGCTGTTGAGCGCCTGACGGTTTCGATCACGTCGGGGTCGTTGATGCCGTGGGCACGGAGAACGCGCAGAATCTCGGACCAGTTGTGCACAGTGGAGGTCAGCATGGATCGGCTCCTTGGTTTGGTGGTGACGGTGGAGATTGGCATAGCTCAGTCCTCTCTTTTGGTGGTGAATGGTTCTCGTTGTTCTGATACATAATACATTGACGATTGTCAAGTATGACATCAAATTTTCTAATAGTGTGCGCATTTTGTAAAGATGACGGCGCTGTCGCTACGCCACCATACACGCCAGGTTGCGTTGGCAACATGTAGAAGTGGCAAAACGCGCGGAAGTGGCAGGATGCGCAATACTGGTAAGTAATAATTTAAATGACCGACTAGTCTTGTATTTAAATAATTAGCTAACCAGTGCGCCACAAAATTCAAAAAAGCGCTGTTTGGACGGTCTAATAACCTACCGTTTTGGTCTTTGAATTCGTAGCCTAAACTCGGTTTTGGCCGTGCCAGCTCGGACAGGCTGTTACGTCTTTGATCAATTTTTGTCGCGTCTTTGTTCAATTTTTGTCGCGTTTTTGTCACGTTTTTGTTCACAAAAACAGCTGTTTTTGATCAGTTTTTGTAACATTTTTGTCGCGTTTTTGTGCGCAATTAGCAAGTTAGGAAGACGGCGCAAACTTGGTAAGTACGCAGCAATTGGCACGGCAACGCGTCGGCAAGGTTTTTGGTTGCCGACCGTTGAGATTTTGCACCGTTTGGCCTCGGTGGCCATTTTGAGCGCTTAGACGACTCGACGATCGTCCGGAAGGCTGGAACGCCACAGGCGCAATTCTGTGCAAACCGGCGCAAATTCTGCATTTGCAGAACTACTTCGAGGTCTGTGGCATGGACTGTGCTACAGGTCTAGGACTTGGTCCAGGACATGGTTCAGGACATGGACAGAGGAGAGTGGTATGGTCCGTTCCCCTCCCAAAAACCCCTCCCCCCTTTCAAAATACTCTTCGATCTCCGGATCTTAAGAACCCCAAACGGAATTCTTGTTCTGTTTTGTCCTGTCCTGTTAAGGCGCAAAAACGTTCCAAAAACACACGTCTTTGTTCAATTTTTGTCACGTTTTTGTGCGCAAAAACACACGTCTTTGATCGAATTTTGTGCGCAAAAACGCACGTCTTTGATCTGTTTTTGTCTCGTCTTTGTTCAATTTTTGTCGCGTTTTTGTGCGCAATTAGCAATGTAGGCAAAAGGCGCAATATGCGCAAGGTCGCTGCCAAGGCTGGCTGGTCAGTGTGGCGCCTATTTAAATAGCCGAATAATACGTGCCGAGTGTTTGACGAACTGACAGAACGTTATAGAATAGTCATGGCTAGTACTGGTCCTGTAACTGGCTGGCAAATATGAGTGTACCGACAGTAGTGAAGAAGAAGGTCAAAGCGCATGAATTGCTGACGCTGCACGAGGCAGCTGAACGTCTCGGCTGGCCGTGGTGGCGTGTGTATCATGCTGCCGTGCGCACTGGTGCACTTCACTTAGTGCGAGCGCGGCATCGAGTACGTGGTGTGCGCTTGTACGTAACTGCATCTAGCGTGGAGCGCGTGCTGAAGGTGTTGCAGAAGACGTTGACATGGCAGCAAGCTGCCGAACGTCTTGAGTGTTCTGTGTCCAATGTCAGGCAGTTGGTCCGTGAAGGTCTCCTGGAGACCGTCAGAATTGACGGTAAGAAGACTCGTATTGTTGCCGACAGTGTGGAGGTTCTTCTGCGCACGGATGTGGCAAAAATTCGAGACGGTGTTCGGTTCTATGTCGAGTCCAAGGTGCACAACTTAGACAGTAAGACTGAAGTGGTAGCAGTGGACCTAGAGGAGGTATTGGCCTGGTGTGCCAGCACTAGGCTGATCAAAGTGCAAGACATAGATGAACCTTACGTGCGTAAGGTCGTCCAACGAGCGCTGATACGCGCTATGCACCGTCAAAGTTTTGAACGTGTTAGCCAGCAAGATAAGAGTCAAGGAGATCACACCTCAGCCATCTGGTTCAAACGTTGTTCCTAGTCAGCCAATTGCCACAACGTTCGTGGCAAAAGGTCCTGAGCATGCCGTCCGAGGACTAGGTAAACGACCTCGTCACAGCTGTTCAGCATAGCAAAACCAACCGTCTTCTTGGAGAAGTTGACCAGGCGCAGCCAGTAGGCAGAGGCGCGTTGTCCGAGCGCGTTCTCGGCCTTTTTTACCAACCATTCTGGTGGTTCACATTCCACACGCAGGACATGTGCTGAGAGGAGTTCGTCAACACGCGTAGCAGCGCCGCGTCGGAACTCTCTAAAACGGCACTTCGTCATCTTCGTCGTCCACATCGTCGGACGGTTCGTATGTCTCAGCAGGAGGCGCTAAGGACTCAGCAGCTGCACTTTGGTCTGGTTCTGCCGAGCGCGTGGCAACATCTGGCACGTCGTCAATTGCAATGTTGAACATTTGAGACAGATACCGTCTGCAGGCCTCACGTGGCACCTCATCTCGGCCGACAACAACATCGGACTCTGGACGGTAAAAGCGCCAGTAACGGCAGCTGGCGAGGATTTGGCCAGCGTGGCACTGACAGGCAGCTGCAGCCGTGTGAATTATGGACGGCACTTGCTGGTGTCGTTGCAGCTCCTCGACCGTTGTCGGATGCAAGATCAAGACGACACCAGTGCCAGCGCACAACTCACACGAGTCGGTGACTTGCTGTGCATGCTGCTGCAAAAGCGCTCGACGTTGCAACTGTTTGGCTAACTTAGCCACGGCAAACGGCAGTCGTTCCATGTCGCGTTTTGTGCTACGGCCGACTAACTCACGGCATGCCTGGTCAATGAACTCATCAGGAATGTTTGCTAATAGACGTTCGGCCTCCGACTTGTAACCTGTCAGGCCGACATCACCAGCCGCCTGCTGCGCACGTTCTAACCAGGCAGCAAAACTCGGAATGAACGAACCGATGCGCGCAAGTTTTGCGTACCGAGGCGTCATGGCTAGTCGAACACTCCTGTTTTCGTTGAGTCGTATTTACCTTCCAAAATCTTTGCCACGCTATCAGGCTGCAGGAACCAGTCTATGTCGGCGCGCCAACGCCTCTGGTTTTGGCCGAGTAAAAACGGACAAGCGGCCATCTTGTTTATGGCATGGAGCGCATCTTGCAACCAATTGGGTTCGGCAAGACGTTGTGCTAGCAAGTAGCGACGTGTCTCGGTCCACTTACGGATGGTAGGCAACTGTTCCACTTGGTGCCAATGTTCTTCTAAGAGTTTTGCAGCACGGTCAACATCTTCAGCTGTGACGTGTTTGTGCCTGTTGTGGTGTTTGCCGTTGGCGCTCGGAGTTAGTGCTGAGAGTTGGCGTAGCTGCGCCTCACGGCGCATGCGTGCACGGTGTTTTGAGGACATGGACATGTAGCGCTCGAAGTTCGGTACGACCAAACCTTCATCGGTTTGTTGTAGCCAACCAACTTGCAACAGAGCGCTTAGGAACTTGTCGTCAAAACCTTGCACTTCAACGAGTTGCTCGACCGTCAAGCCGGGTAGTCGGCCGTCTGCGCTCTCGGTGTTGACCCAGCCCCAGAACTCGACGAGACGGCCGACTACCTCGTAGGACGTTGTTTTGGTAAGTGCTGCAATAATGATGACCTCCCGTCGTCGGTGGAGGTCTATTGAGATCGGAATCCATTCGCGCTCCATGGCGCGCTCTCCGATGTGCTGCTAGCTAGCAGCAACGGTATTCGTTTGGTCCGGCACTGTCTGTAGGTATGACGGCACGCGCTCGTACAGTGTGCGCCAAATTGTACGAAGGTCTTCGAGGTAACACACAAACAGCCACGGTTTACGGTTGCGCCTCCAGAGGACTACAGGCACTTTAGTGCCTGCATCTTGTTCAGCGCGCTCTAGTGCATCATACAAGTTCACGCGCTCGGAGTACTTTACTTCGACAAAGATGCCATCCACGTCGAGCTGCACATCAGGACTGTCAGGCGTGCCTTTGAATTGTTGGCCACGTCGAGCTGACACGCCAAGAACTTCAGACAACGCCTTAGCAGCCTCACGTTCACCACGTTTGCCTTTTTGTCGTGAGTTGGTTCTCTTAGAAGAGGTCATTGCCTTCCTCCTGAATCTGTTCGGCCGGGTTGACGGCCTGCTCTTCGGTCTGTTCAGTTGCTGCAGCTGGTTGGACTGGTTCAGCTGTCTGCTGTTGTGGTGCAGCGACCTCGTCCGTTGCCGGTGCAGCAGGCCGTCTACCACGTCGGCGCGCTATCTTCTCAGCGACGCGCTCGGCAGCTGTTGCTGCCTGTGTCGGCACAGCATCTGGAACTGACACTTGAACGGTCGGAGTTGGCGCTGCAATTGGTGTTGGTCCACCGTCAATCAACTCTTCCGTTGCCAGGCAACCACGCAGCACGTCTGGAAACGCGTCGCGCAGTGCAAAGGCACGTGCACGCATCTGTAGCATTCGGTCGGGATAAAACGTCCACGGTCCTGACTTCGACCACAACGCAGCACGTTTGGCCTGTTCGACGGAGAAACTGCGTATGATCGGTTCCTTCCGTCCACGTCGGCCGACGCGGCAGTGCGCTGTGTAGTCGTCCGAGTATGGTTTGCCAGTGAACCATTCGTGGAACACATCGTGCAACCAGTCCGGGTGACTCATGCACAGTGCCAGCATGGTGTCGCCATAGACGGACGGACGGCCATTGATCACGGTGACGCTCTGGATGGCCTGCATTGGTGTCAGGCCTAGTTCCATGCCGTATTGCATGGCCACCAGGATCGACTCTGGTTTTTCGAGTCCTTTCGGCGCCAGGCCGCTGGCAGCGACGTAATTGGCAAAGCGCCACGCGTCGGCTAGGTGGCGCAGCACCAGGCCACGCTGACCGATGGCAATGCTACTGGCGCTGTTCTGCTGTTGCGCAGCTGTCGGCAAAGCGCGTACGACTTCGTTGCTCATGACGACCTCCTCCTTTGTGTTGGTGGTTTAGGTGTTCTTACACGAAGCACTCTAAACGTCGTGGCCGGCACGACGT